TCCAGCACCAGTATTTGTATCGTTTGATTGTGAGTATGTAGCTGTAATTGTACCATTAATTAAAGCACTGTTTCTTTCAGCATTAAGAACAAAATCAGGAGGTTCATCTACTATCGCTGTAATACTACCTCCAGCAGCAGCTTCTATTTTTGCACTATTAACAGCAGTTACAATATAAGTAAACGTACCTCCAACTTGTTCAAAAACTGTAGTAAATCCACCTTGTTTTGCTCCAATCAAATTTCCAGCAGTTTTACTTGTTCTATAAATGTTGTAATAAATTATTGGTAAATCAGAATTAGGTGCAGTCCATCTAAGTAAAACATTATTATCAACAACTTCTGCTTCTATTGTTGTAATATTTTCTGGTGGATTTGCTGTAATAGTTATATCGTTTAAAGTACCTTGATTGCCGTTAACATCTAAAGCTCTTATATGATATTTTTTTTGTGTTTGCACAACTCCACTTATTTCATCTCTAATCCACTTTTCTGTAAATTGAGTTCCATTTTGTTGTGCAATAAAATGAGTTGCTTCGTTTAATGTTTCTGTCCCTGCTGTTCTATAAATTTTATAATCTGCAATAGGTAAACCATTAGCTGTTTTAGTGACAGGATTCCATGCTATTCTTGCGCTTTCATCAACTAACACTCCTGTTAAACCTGTAGGTGCTGGAGGTACATCAAAGGTTACATCTGGATAATTGGAGATACCTGTGCGACCAAAAGTTTGAATATCACCATTACTGTTAACAGCAGCAACCCAAAATCTTTGACTTGTATTCCAAGTAACGTCAAGTAAAAAACTTGTAGAACTTACACGAGTAATAAATGTCGCTTGACCAGCATCAGTAACAGAAGTTGCACTTTGTTTAATTTCATATTCTTTAATTTTTGTACTACCAACAACAGGAACTGCCCAAGATAACTTAAGCTGACTATTTTCATATTGATAACTAATATTTGGTGCTTGAGCTAAAGCAAAGTTAACAGTAAAAGCTAAAGAAGTCCCTAAATTACCAGCAATATCAACTGCTCTAATATTAAAAGTTTGATTACTGTTAAAGTTTACAGGTAATTGAAAAGTAGTAGATTTTGATTTTCCTAATAAATTTGAAGCACTTATATTACCCTGATAAACTTCATATTCTTCTATGGCATAACTACCAGAAGCTGGAACATCCCATTTTAAAATTAAGTTGTCATCACTGAATGTTCCTGTTCCATTTTGCGGAGCAGATGGTGCAGTAACTGCTAAAGATATTTGGGTTGGATTTACAGATTGATTGCCATCAGCATCAAAAGCTTTTATAGAGAATATTTGAGATGTTGTTCCTGTAGGTATAGTTCCAACTTTAAATGACGTACCTTTTATTTTTCCTAATGATGTACCTGTAGACCATGATCCAGATTTGATTTCGTATTGTTCTATATCTAAATCTGCAAAACTTGGGGCAGTAGGAGTGGGAGCAGTCCAGTTTAAAACAATTCCAATATGAGGATCTATTGTGCCACTAAAACCAGTTACATCACTAGGAGGAGCAGATTTACCAATAGCTTTTAAATAATATTCACCTGTAGTTGTATCTTGTCCGTTTAAATATGTTTGAGTTTTTGTTGTTAATGCACTGGCAGATCTTACCCCTGCTGCATTAACACTTCTAACTTCAAAATCAAATCTAGATTCATTATTTGTAGAATCTATGATTACATCTGAAATTTCAAAATCGCTACCATTAACAACTACTGTTTTTAAATTACCACTATCTTGTCTGTATTTAACTTCATACCTATTTACACCTAAAACAGGCTGCCATCCAACAATTACTTTTATTCTAATTGTATCTTTAAATCTATATAGTTGTTCAATAGGATATTTAGTGATTGAATTATCAGGATTAACTCTATTAGCAAATTGTGCTGGAGGTGCTGGAATCTCATTTAAGTTTGTAAAATCTCTAAATTCTAAAGTTTCTAATTGTTCTGCATGGTCATATTTAGATTCGTTATGAGTTATTGCTGTTATTTGATATTGAAAATCATCTTTTTCTTCTACTCCTACAACTTTAAATGTTTGTGTTTCAATGTTTTCGCTACTAGTACCTTGACTTGTTTCTAATATCCAAATTGAATTTAAATTTGGGGCAACTGTTTGAGTTGTAAGAACATAATCTTCTTCATTAAAGTTATAAGAATTGTTAGTTGTAGATAAAAAATAATTATCAGTATTATTATTACTATCTTGAATTTTTTGTTTAAAATTATCGACTACTGTAATAGTAGTTCCATTAATACTTGATACTGTATTTGTTGAAACCGTACCGTTAGGCATGATTACATGAAGAGTTCTTGTATAAGAAACACTATTATTAGGTAAGTCTGTGATAGAAGTATCATCAATAGTAATTTGGTTTGTGCCATTTACTCCCATAATTCTCCCTGCTCTTCTTACCCCTGCTCTTACTGGATCTGCTATTTCAATAATTTGACCTGGTCTACACAAAGCACCAGCTTCTAAAGTCGTAGTAAACGCAACTGACTCTGTTTCATTTGCTAATGAATAAAGCAACCATCGTCCAAGTCTTCGTGCTTGATAGCGTGATGTTACTCCAAATGCGTCTACGTTTTTTGTATTTACCCCATATTTAGCTATAGCTGATTCGTCAAGAACCTCCTCATAGGCTGTATCTCTAAGAGTTAAATCTAAATATTTTACTACTGCAACTGTAACTCTTGTTTTGACTGAAGATGACGAATACTGAAACCCATCAGGTGTCACATTAGCTAGGGTAAATAAGAATGATGTATCTTGGCCTTTACGATCTTGAATAAGAGTTAGTTTACCAGCGGTATACATTGCCATACCTCTGAATACAGAACACAAATTATTTATAACTTTAAAAGCATCTTCTCTTTTATTAATAACCGCATTAAGAGAAAACCTTGGTTCTGTAATTGTATTTTCTGTACCATCATTTAATCTAAATTTAAAAGTAACTAATTCTGAGCAATATTGACTTGTAGAATAAAAAGAATAAATATCTAAATTAGAAGCTACACCTGTAGAAAAATTAGCTTTTTCAGCATCAGTTAATATCTCATCTCCTAGCCCAAACCTTCGTGAAACTAATAAATCATATAAACACCAAGCCGGATCTGTAGTCCATGTAGCAGCTTGTAATGTACCGTTAAAAACATAACCTGACGGATATATTATCCTTCCAGTAGTTGCATCTACAGAGACAGTTCCAGAACTATTAGTTGCTGGGATTCTTACCTTTGTACCTCTAACACGAAAAGCTCTTTTAGGAATACTTGAAAACTGTTCAGCGTCAACTCTAAGACCAACTAAAGCAGAGTTTGGATAATTAAATATCTGTAAAACCTCAACAGCACCTGATGAAATAGTTTGAGATGCAGCAGTTGTGTTTACTTTAAATTGATCTCTGTTTACAACAGTAGTAACTGTAGTTGCTGAGATATTCGTAGCAGTAGCAGGGTTACCACTTGTGAAAGTTAATTTTACAGAATCACCAACAATAAGATTATGGAAAGGTGCATTAACAGTAATAACTTGAGCAGCTTGACTGTAAGTTGCGTCTAACTTATGAAATCCATATTTTATTTCTTGGAAACTTACTAATTTAAAAATACTTTGATGACTAATAAGATCTAAGGCATCTAAATCTAAAGTAGAGTCATCAGCCGTTGTTCTTTTTATTCTAAAAGTAACAGGAAAGGTATTTCCTGTTATTTGAAAGCTGTGTTGATCTTGATATAAATCAGCAGTACGTCCTTTTACTTCTCTTCCAACAACATTTCCAGCTTCGTCAGTATCGTTAAAACCTCCAAGAAAAGCAAAGCTACCACCATGTTGTTGTTTTTCTATCGTATATCTAAAAGAAGTACCTTCTGTATCTCCATTCTTTTTAATTTTTTGTAAAACTGGAACACCAATAGTAAGAGTTACAGCATCTACACTTGTATCTGTAATTTGAAAAGTTACTCCAGTTCCACTATTAGTTACATTTGAATTGACACTGGTTGGAGAAGCAGCTTCTGTTTCAAAACCAGGTACTACAGCTTGACTTGCAGTACCGTTTCTTACATGAAGAGTGACATCATCAAAATTTAATGAACCATCAGAGTTCATTATTGGTGTGTCATTTAAGAATACTGATCGTTGCCATGCGTTAGCGTTTGGCACATTACCATGATTATATAAACCTTCTATTTCACCTTCTGATATTACATCAATAATTTTTGCGTGTGACCTACTATCTAAAGAATCTGGTGCAGTCTTAGAAGAACTACCTCCACCTTTTCCTCCTCCTCCAGAACCAGCAATAAACTTTTGATCAGTCATCTAGTCAGTCTCCGAATCTTCAGTTACAACACGAGCAGATACAGGAATACTTCCAGTTATCACATCTCCATATATTACAGGAATAACAGTTCCAGCCCTTGCTGTATTTTGAATTCCACTAAAACTAAATGAATTTCTAGGATCACCTTCACTATCATCAACTTCTGGTGTGGGTGTTAATAAACCAGCCAATCCGTTTAAAACTAAAAGCATTCCTAGTTTTCCAGCCAAAGCATACCAACTAATACCACCACCAGCTTTTAAAAGAGGAGCTTGTAAATATGTACCAAAGCCCATACCTGCTGGAGCAAACATAAATCCTAAACCTATTAATGCTACTCCAGCTAAAATTTTACCAATATTTCCTGATCCAGTAACAACAGGTATTATTTTTATTTCTTCAAAACCAGCAGGGTACAAAATCTCTTCATAATCTAATGGCATATCACCAAGTTTTACTTGGTAAAATTGTTCACACATATGTTTATCAAGACCTTTAAAATTTACCGCTAAAAATCTAATAGCATCAGCAGTTGTATTAGCAACAGCCTCAAATTCACTTTGACCACCACAATATTCTGCTAAATTCCCATAAAGCTTTATCTTACGCAACATATCGTAACCTCATGCCTGTAGCTTTCATAAGCCATTCCCCATAAAAGTCTTTTGAGCTTAGTCTACCTTGAATATGATGAAGTAACATCTGCTTACCAAGATAGACTCCTACATGATTTAAACCTGTACTGTTCAGAGAAAACAATAGACTATCACCTTCTTGTAAAACTTCTTCATTAGTAAGTTGTCTAAAACCTGTATCCTCGAAACATTTATCAAAATAAGGATTCATTTGAAATTCTTCTGGATCATTAGGACGATCCCAATCTCGTAAAACTATATTTTTACTTTCGTAATAATCTTTTGTTAATGTCCAACAATCGTGAACACCCCATACCCATTTACGTCCTATTAAAGGAGCTTTGTATCCTGACGGTTTGAAATCATGCCATTGATTAACACCTACTCCATATATGTACCAAGGTATTTTTGTTAACTCACAAGCAGCTTTGTCTGCTTCACTTGGATTAGGTGATTGATAAGGATGTGAATGAAATACTGACATAATCGTACCACTATCTTCTGCTTCAGCCCAATCAGTAGGATCAATAATAAAATGATCTAATGTATTAACTGATAAATTTTTACATGGCATATATTTTTCTTTTCCTTTTATACAAATAACAAGGCCACAAACTTCACTAGGAAATCCATCTCTAGCGTGTTGTTCTGCTTTTAATTGCCAATCAAGCATGGAAAGATCCAATACCAGGGAAAATACTTGGTAATGCTTGTCGTTTTGGAATTTTTACATTTGCCAAATCAAATACTGCTGCTAATTCAAATTCAACTAATTCTCTATTTTCTAAAGACTTTCGATCTATATAATAAACATCATCAGGAAATCTTATTGATGCATTTGCATCGGGATTAGAATAATTTGAAATCGTTATATTGTTTCCCATAGTATTGCCATGAACTGTGCAGTAATATTTTAAAGATGATGGTGCGTTTGAAGGAACAGTAAACGTAGTTCTAGCCCCTGCCGATCCAGCAGTTCCTGTTGTTGATACTCCAGCTACATAAGCACTATCATCTGTTTGTCTAAAGGCTATTGGATGACCAGAGTTGGAATAATCATGTTGATAAAAAATATAAGTACCACCTTTAACTAAAGTTATTGTTGGATTTGTTACTCCGTTTAAAGCAAATTTATTACCACTACTATTTACAACAGTTACATTATAAGTTGTTGTGCCAGGGCCAAAATTAGAAGAATCAAGGAATTTAGCAAGTGTTCTTATTCTTGTAACTTTTCCTCCAATTAAATTATTATATGGGGTAACAGTATTAACATTTGAAAGAATAGCACTTACAGTACTTAATAGATTACTAACTCTTAAGGTAGGTCTTGGTAATTGTTGTTCTTTTCCTCCTTTATAATCAAAACCTTCTGCTTCAATTGGTAATGCATTATAAGTAACATTATTTAAAACTAATTCTCCTGTTGCATTTGTTGCCACACCAGAATGCCATCTATAAATAGTTGTAGCTCCATGCAAACTTTGTGATAGTTGTAATTCAAATAACTCAATAACAGCACTTGGATCTGTTTTCTGTAGTTCAGATATAAGTACACTCATGCTTCAAAAACCTCTATAAATTCTAAACTTATATCATTTAAATCATATGAAACATTAGTAACAGACCATTGTTGACATTTCCATTTACCACTTAACCCATAAGGAGGACTCCAATCAAAAGCTTTTTGTCCGTTATTACCTCCTGTAGAAGATGCTAAAAAATTTAAAATATTAGTAGTAACAGAGTTAGTTCTTTTGTCGAATTTAAGTTTCCACGTTCTTGGTGCTACGTTTAATCCTTTATGTAAACGCTGCTCATAACCATCACCCATTTTTACCGTAACTACATTCGGACTGATTTGTAAAGCCGGAGAATAACTAGGTGAAACATCTGATCCTACTGTGTTTGTGTCAAAAGTTGCCATTAGCTGTAAAGTAACCCTCCAGGTCGTTTTTGCTTAACAAGTTCTGCTTCTATAGCTACTCCAATTAATCTTCCCATTTCTTTTGATTTAGAATCATCACCTTGTGCAGAAGTCCCTTTAGCGTCAACATTTACTACTACATTACCCATTCCTCCAGAAGATTCAACTCCAAGTTTTCCGTTAGCACCACGCTTCAGAGGCATGATCGCTTCTGGAGAACCAGCTTCAGCCATTAAACCAACACCTCCATTTGCAAGAGGAAATATGGATGGACGATTAACAACCCCTCCGTAAGAGTAAGGAACAATTTTATTTTGTGCAAAAACATTTCCTTTAGCACTTTTTTTAACTTCACCACCATCTAAAACTCCACCATCTCCTAAACCAAATGCTTTTTTAAACGGATCAAATATAAGTTGGAATAATAATGCTTTCAATATCATCTTTTGTAAATCTTGTAATATTGATCGTGCTAAATCACTGAATGAAGCTTTTCCTGTGACCATTAAATCAACAAAAGAATCTGCTAAACGATCAACAGCACCAATTGCATATTCTCCTATATTTGTTCCTAAATCAGTAACTGAATCATATAACTCTTTAAATGATTTTTTAAAATTAAATGTTTCTTCTTTATTTTGTCTAAGTTTTTCTTTTATTTGATCTAAAGTCATTTTAAAATTCTCACCTTGCACTTTAGACATATCATCAAATATTTTTTGTGCCTCAATATCAATCTGTAATGAGTCAAATTTTTCTTGTGTAATAAGTCCTAAATCAAGCTTATATTTATTTATCTTTTCCTCACTTGGTGCAGTAGTAGCATCTGGTAAATTGCTTGTTTTGTTTCCTCCTTCTCCTCCAAGACCTTTTCTTAATTCCTCTAATTTTCTTGTGTAATTTTGAAAATCTAATAAAGCTCTGTCATATTCACTTGCTCCACCTTTAATACTACCTCTACTCTTATCTCCACGGCTTTTTATAAGTCTTTGTCTTGCTCTTTCTAAGTCTCTTTCAGTTTTTAATATTGCATTACCTAACCCTATGCCCATAAATTTATTAAATGCTTCTATCGCAAATGTAATTGCATCAACAATTTCTCCAAACACTTTTTGAAACTCTGCTCCAATTGGTTGCAAAATAGTACCAACTGCAAGTTTTAACCTATCAAT